CGTATTTCTCGTTTTCATTCTCCTTTGGCTTTGCTGTGATTCTTTTCTGTTTCTTTGCCATGTCGCAGATGGCGGCAATAAACCTTGTGTATGGGGTTATTGAGTCGCTGTTCCCGTTGGCAAACCAAGGAAATGAAATCTGCTCGTCCGTCACAATGATTGGAAGGTCATCCGTAAGGAAGGCTTTTTTCATAAGTGGCGCTTTGCTTTCCACCAGCTTGCGAAGGTTATCAAGTGCCTCGTCTGTAAATCCATCCCTCGGAACCGAAATTGTAATCCCGTCACATAAAGGCTGTTCCTGTTCTTCCTGCTCATCCATTGCTTCCTCCTGCTCCCTAAAGAACTCCCACTCATCCGGCTCTGCCCCGGTTGCAGTCACACAGGTGTTAATGATGTCATTGCTTCTGTCCATTCCCTCCGGGTCTGCATCCACCATGTCACCCCATGTGAGAGTGCCATCTCTTTCCACTCTGTAATCTCCTATCTGGTAGGCGCAGGAAGGAACTCCAAGGTATTTTGCCTTAATCCCCAGTTCCTTCTCGATTGCCTGAACCATAGCCTTGCGGCCATTCTTATCAACATTGAAATGTAGTACCATGCTATGTACCTCCTTATTTTTTGGTATGTACATATATCACTCTGAAGGCAGATAATAGCAAGTTATTTCTGTGATAAATCCGAATAATATTTTATGCCGGAAAGTACAAAGAACACATTCGGCAAAGCGACACCATTTCCCCACATTTTATATTCAGCAGAATCCGTCTGTGGATTCATCAGCCACTTTCTAATCTGTGCCTCCGTCTTTGGTTTTGTACTTTTTCCCATAGCCTTTGCGTAAGTTTCAAAAATCTCCTGCCACTTTGCTATTTCCTCTTCTGACGGGTCAGAAATTCCAAGGTTGTCACACCACCAGTCTGGAAAGCCCTGCAGCCTTGCACACTCTGTCGGTGTAAGCCTTCTTACGATATAATCCGTTTCATCCTCATCATTCACTATGGGAGGGTCTTTGTAATCCGTTGCCACAAGTGTATTTGCACACTCCCTGTTTGCCTCCGTGAAAAAGGATGCCTTGGAAGATGAATACCTCGGATGTGCCACACCACTTGCCCCGGCTGCGACAAGAGTCGGTTCGACCTCTTCCTCAATCTGAAAGCTGAAACTGGCATTGTAGCCTTGGTTCATGGCAGGTCTGCCGATTCCATATGCAACCTCTCCCACAAAGTTTTCTTCCGGGTTCTTCATCATCTGACTGGATGGTCCCTTGGGTCCGTCATTGGCAGAAAGTGTTGCATGAACATCTGCAAAGGCAACAGCGTGTTGCTCCGTAGCGTTAAGCGTATACATAACATCCGACTCCTTGTACCCGTCGCCTTTATGGGATGGTCTTGTTCCATTTCCCTCAAGAGCTACCACAGGCTCGCCGCCATGGGTACAGGTAAGTGTCGGTGAAAGTTCTTCTGTTACATTGCAGGAGGATTTGCCTCCACCCTGGTCAACACACACAACAGCCATTCCGCCTTGATTGCATGTCGGATTACCACCGTTTGCATCAAGGGTTCTTGAGGTTTCTGCCTCATAAAATCCGCTGTTAGGATTATCCGACTTCATTGAATTGCTGTTCTTTGCACACACTCCAAAAACTCTCGGCTGCACAACAGCCACTCCGCCTTGATTTGAATCCGGGGAATTACCTCCCGTATCAATAGTGCGTGAAGTTTCCGTTTCATACACATTCTGTCTCGCATTTCTTGTCCCATCCGAAGTGAAACGCACATCGTACATTTTAGGTGACTGCACCACAAAAGGCTGATTATTTCCTCCTGTTCCGAATGTAGACAAAATGGTCTGCGAAACATCAAGTGGTCCCGTGTACCTGCTGTCCTGTGAGTGGTTCTCAAACATTAAGCTGTCATCTGTGCCTGTTTCTCCAATGCTTTCTGAAGTACGACAGGCAGTTTCTTGCCACGACTTGAAGCTCTCCGCAGAATACCCTGACAGGCCTTCTGACTCAAATAATATTTTTCCGGCACACCCTCCATCAAAATCTGCGACAAGGTAGATACGTTGTCTTCTCTGGGGTACGCCCCAATACTGAGCATCGAGGAGCCTCCATGCGACTGAGTAACTGTCTCCCATGATGCGTCCTGCGTTCTCCCACTTTGCAGGTTTAGATACAGACACCTGTTCGTCTTTGATTTTACAGACTTCCGTGAGCACTGCCCTAAAGTCTTCTCCCTTGTTTGAGGAGAATGCTCCGGGGACATTTTCCCAGACGATAAATCTCGGATATTTTCCATTTGTAGCCTCCCTCATTTCTTTAATAATTCTGATTGCTTCATAAAAAAGACTTGAACGGGAACCGCCCAAGCCATCTCGCTTCCCTGCCACACTCATATCCTGGCAGGGACTTCCAAAGGTGATGATATCCACAGGCTCAAGATCAGAACCTTTTAGTGTGGAAATATCTCCGTAGTGTTTTACATTTGGAAAGCGTACCGTTGTAACCCTTACGGGAAATGGCTCAATTTCTGATGCCCATACAGGCTTTATGCCTGCAAGTACACCTCCCAATGGAAAACCCCCGGAACCGTCAAAGAGACTGCCGAGGGTAATATCTTTTTTATTCTGTTGTTCCATCTCCGAAGTCCACCTCCTTCACAAGGTCGGAGTACATGATTTTCTCTCCGTTACGGATTACATATACATTTTCTGTATCTCCCGTGTCCTCCACATATCTGCGGAGAATGACAGAAGCATATTTCTCATCAAGCTCCATCGTATGGCAGATTCTGTTTGTCTGCTCACAGGTCATAAGTGTTGAACCACTGCCACCAAAGGTATCAATGACGATTGCATTCTCCTGACTTGAATTGCCGATAGGATATGCCAGCAAATCAAGTGGCTTTGATGTCGGATGATTCTTGTTCTTCTTTGGCTTGTCAAAATTCCAAATGGTGGTCTGACTTCTTCCTGCACTCTTGCTCCAGTAATGCTTTCCATTCTGCAAAAAGCCATAAAGCACCGGCTCGTGCTGCCACTGATAGTCCGACCTTCCAAGCACCAGGGAGTTCTTCACCCAGATGCAACAGCCGGACAGATGGAATCCGGCATCAACAAATGCCTTTCTGAAATTCAGTCCCTCCGTATCAGCATGGAAAACATAAGCCGAGCCACCTTTTTCCAGATGCCCGGCCATATTTTTGAAGGCTGCCAAAAGAAATTCGTAGAACTTCTCGCCTTCCATTTTGTCATTTTTAATTGAAAGTCCATCGGACGATTCAAATGCCACATTGTAGGGAGGGTCCGTCACTATGAGGTTTGCCTTCTTACCATCCATAAGAGTGGCAACATCCTCTGCGGATGTTGCATCACCACACATAAGCCTGTGCCTTCCTACCTGCCAGACATCACCTCTTTCCACAAAGGCTGCCTGCTCCAATGCCTCTGACAAATCAAAATCATCATCCTCTGCCCCGGTGTTTTTGCTGTCTGCAAACAGATCTGCTATCTCCTGATCATCAAATCCCGTAAGAGATACATCAAAATCTGCTCCTTCCAAGGATTCAATCTCAAGTCTTAACAGTTCCTCGTCCCATCCTGCATCCTGGGCATATCGGTTATCAGCAAGGATATATGCTTTCTTCTGTGCCTCGGACAGATAGTCCACAAGTACACAAGGCACTTCTTCAATGCCCTCTTCCTTTGCTGCCATAAGTCTTCCGTGTCCGGCTATGACATTATAATCTGCATCGATAATAACAGGATTGATGAATCCAAACTCCCGGAGTGAACCCCGGAGCTTGTTGACCTGATCCTGCGAGTGGGTTCTCGCATTATTCACATATGGTATCAATTTTGAGGTTGACACCATTTTCATGTCGGTTGTGTGTTTTTCCATCAGCTCTCCATTCTGCATTTCTATTTAAATGCTATTTATCCTCTACTTCGTAACAGCATCTCCATCGGGTCCTCATCATCGGGATTGAAGTCTGTCGAGCAGTTCTCCCGCACCACTTGGAATATCTGATACCATATTGTGTTTACCTGTTTCTGGTAGTTTTGAGCCATTGCCACAAAGGGGCTTGCACAGGCAGCTCCCGTTGTCGGATGCTTAGAAAGGAAACCGTACTCTGATATAGCCTCCTCACACTGCATCAGTCGGGATACGCTCATTGCGTACTGCTCCACCATATGTTTGCTGACCAGTTTGTCGCATCCCTTCTCCTTCAGCCACATATAAATGTATCTGTAGATATGCTCTGCATCGAACTCGCCCACAGCTTTCTGTCTGGATTTTATGTACGCACTCGGTTCAGGAATATCCGCTCCCTCAAGTTCTGCACCTTCCGGCAGGTCAATGACCTTCAGCTTTCTGCCACCAGGATTGCCCGTTGCAATTTTCTCCGATAATGCCTTTGGTTTTCTTTCGGCATTAACCTTTATATTTGAGCCACGGGCAGTTCCGTCTTTTGCCATATAACCATCTCCTATAAAATTTTAACGATAGGGTGTTTAATACCCCGTTCAAAAACGCAAAAAACACGCACGAAGGGGCGGCACCGTTGCCCTGTGGCTTCGCTCACAGAGATTCTGACCGTCCCTACCCATCTTGCCGAAGAATTTATCCATCAGCGAATAAAAAATGGATTCTCGGCGAAATAACGATTGGGTGTTCACTCTCTACTCATACGAATCACTCTTTCTTCCATGCCACCTGTCACCTCTCTCTGCGTGTATCCTTGCGTGACAGGACTTGCACAGGGAGATGAGGTTGTCCCTGTTGTGTGTTCCTCCCTCTGACAATGGGAGTTTGTGGTGAACCTCTTCCACGGGGACAAGCACTCCCTTCTCGTAGCAAAGCTCACAAAAGGGATGTGTCTTTACATAGCTGTCACGGATGCGTTTCCACGCCCTTCCATACCGTTTCCTTGTAGCTGGGTCACGGTTGTACTTCTCGTAACGCCTGTTCTCCTCCCTTTGGTGTTCCTCACAGAACCTTTCCTCTGTCAACCGTGGACATCCGGGATGGTGGCACGGGTGTTTAGCCTTTCTTGGCATTCTCCCTACACCTTCCTCCACAAGGCTTATTGCCTTCTTTGATAACTTTGTTAATTGCTGCACCTGCGGTCTTATCCATATAACCTTCTGCGTTTTTCAAAGAAACTCCATTTTGATATTTCCTTCTATTTTCACGCTGTCTATCTCTGTTCTTAGACATCTGTCCAACCTCCAATCTTAGCATAATAAAAGCCCTCACTGTGGCACCGCCACGATGAAGGCTCTGTATCATTTTTGCTTTTCGCTATGATAACAATATCACATTATAAAAACGGCATTTGTGGACAATAGATACCAATTTAAGTTTTTTTCAAATTTTTATCTATGATAGTTGGGTTTTCAGGAATCACAATTTTTGCTATAGCCTTATTGTGCCATCTCTTAATTGTTCTCGCATCCCAACCAAGGGTATCTGCAATCTGCGTCCATCTCATATTGCAAAAATAACGATAATGCATTACAAGTCGCTCATCCTTATTTTCAATTGCATCAATTACCGTTTTAAGTTCCTTCTTGAAGGCCAATAATTCATCAAGCATTACACCTTCTTTTTCTTCCATCTCCATTATCTTAAATAGCACCTTTTCAAAAGGGGCATCGGTATTTCTGGTGGCATTATAATTCTCGCCGGTAGAAATAGCCGATACTGAAACCATCAATTCTCTTAACTGCTCTAATTCAAGCTGCGAAAGGTGGATTCTCTGTTCTAGTCTATAAGCCTGACTCAAATATTCCTTAACCGTCATTATGTTTCCTCCTCTAATTTTTGTATAAGCATTTCAGGGTCAATATTTGTAAGCACTCCGAAAAACGGAGATTTAAAAAATCTTATGCACTCATTTTTCACATCCTGTGCCACACTATTTTTTCTACCCTTTGCTAATTTCTTATTTGCATCTCTAAAATCCTTAACAGCCTGCAGTACGATTGCATTCGCAAGCGACTCATAAGGATCCATCGATAAATTGCTCATGTATCGTACCTCCTGTTTATAATTCTGCTTTTACAGCATCAATCAAGGATTTCTGTGTACTGTCTTTTCCCTCAAGTGCCTTCATCACTCTTTCATCAATACTGTCCTTGCATATAATGTGTTCCACAACAACGGTATGTGCCGTTTGTCCCTGTCTCCATAATCTTGCATTTGTCTGCTGATATAATTCCAAAGACCAGGTAAGTCCGAACCACACCAAAGTTGAACCTCCCTCCTGAAGATTAAGTCCGTGACCTGCTGATGCCGGATGAATCAGTCCAACGGCAATCTCTCCCTTATTCCACCTATCAATACTTTCATTGGTAGAAATCTTTTCATGAACCACCTTTAATTTTTCAAGACGGGTCAAAATTCTATCCAAATCGTGTTTATACCAATAAGCAACTAGGATAGGTTTACCATTTGCCGATTCAATAATATCCTCCAAAGCATCCAGTTTTCTGTCATGGATATTTACAATTCCTTCATCATCGGAATAAACTGCTCCATTAGCCATCTGTGATAATTTATTGGAAAGTGCTGCAGCATTTGCCGCTGTCACTTCTCCTTCCGGGAGTTGAATTATTAAATCATTCTTCATCTCGTCATACTTTGCCCTTTCCTTTTCATCAAGTATCACGGGATACTCGGTTGTGATAAGTTCTGGCATATCCAAATGGTCGATGGCTTTCATGGAAATCGTAATATCAGAAATTCTTTTATAAATTTCTTCCTCTGCAAATGGAAGTGGCTTATAGGAATACACGATATTTCCATTCATTCTGTCCGGCTTGAAGAATGCATTCCTGTACTGACCTATGAAACGGAATAATCTCTCACCCATATCAAGGCAACGAAACTCATAATGTAAATCCATAAGTCCGTTACTGCTTGGAGTTCCCGTAAGTCCAACCACCCGCTTAAGCCTAGGTCGAAGTTTTATAAAAGCCTTGGTTCTTCCTGATGCAGCCTTAAAAGATGAAAGTTCATCCAAAACAGCCATATCAAAATTCAATAACCTCTTGTCCTGATTAAGTAACCACGCCAGGTTCTCTCTGTTAATAATCACGATATCAACATCTGCCTTTAAGGCTGCGAGTCTTTCTGCAGGTGTTCCTATTGCTACCGAATATGTAAGATGTGAAAGATGCTCCCACTTCTTTATTTCATTCGGCCAGGTATTTCTCGCAACACGAAGTGGTGCTACAACAAGTACCTTTTTTATTTCAAAACTGTCATATATTAACTGCTCGATTGCTGTAAGTGTTATCACGGTCTTGCCAAGGCCCATATCCAAAATGGCTGCTACAATCGGATGGGTCAGAATGTAGTCGATGGCATACTGTTGATAATTATGTGGTTTGAATTTCATCAAGTATCCCTCCAATCTGCTCCGGCTTATCCAGAATAAAAACCTTAAAGCCAAGTGCTGCAAATAATCTGTGTCTTGCACTCTGAAGTGGTCTTGGCTTTTTGCCCGGTGCCTTCACTTCAATCATTCCGAATTTATGGTGTGGCAGAAATACAAGTCTGTCTGGAACACCATCAAATCCCGGTGCTACCCACTTCGGACAGATGCCTCCTCTTTTCTTGACCTCTGCCACAAGTCTTTGTTCTACATATTTTTCTCTCAAGGATTCATCACCTCCGAGATTGGATCCGCCAAATCAAATGCTGCATACATAGCAGAGAAGAAACTTCTGATTGGCTTTCCCTTATATATGGTTGCAACATCAGACCCAACAGAAACTTTGTAGGTGCTGCCGATTGCTGTGATATACAAATCCTTCTTTTTATAAGTTCGCTTGTAGGTGTTACCCCACATATGCTGCCATTCCTTTTTCACGAAGTTCTTTCTTCTCTTGGAACGGTTCTTCATAAGTCTGTCTCTCTCCTTTGCCTTTAAGATGTCTCCTTCCATAATTCCGGCACAGATGCATCCCACTTTAACAACATCGAAATAATCCTCATGAACCATATGGTGTTCATACCTTACTTGACTACACCCGCAGACATCACAGGTGGAAAAGCTGACTGCATCATCATCTTCAAAGATATCAACAACCCTAATACACTCCCAATTTTCAAGAGGGGCATTCCACTTTTGAAGAATCTTTATGCATTTTCTTAAATAGCCATCATCATAATCCTGATAACCATTTATCCTGCTTAAATCTATATCCATTAATCAAAACCTCCTGTTATAACGGGAAGAGTTTTGTCCCTTTAGTCACGCTCGTCCTTATATACATAGATTTAAGGAAAAATATAATAAATAAATAAAAATACTTATTTTTCCTATATAGGGCATTCGGACAAAAAGGCATTAACTCAAAAACCCTTATTTTATGCTGTTTATCGCACTAAAACTCGTGCGATTTCCACTCGGACAAAATTGTGACAAAAGGGACTAAACCCTATACACCCACGGATTCACCTCGTATTTTGGAAGAGGTGGTCTGCCTGTCCTCAATTGTTCCTGTGGTTTCACGGCAATATATCCGTAGTCCTCAAGGAAATCTAATATTGGTTGAATCTCCGCCACGGTCTTGAATGTGCGACACATTCTCATTGCCTCCCTACGGTCAAACTCCAAGAGTTCCTTTTCCGTAATTGCATTTAAGATTTTTCTTGCCTGCTGACACATTGCATTGACTGGCAATGTTGAGAATGCTGCCTGTGCGTGATTCAGATAATACTTACCGAGTCTTATTGCATTTGCCATTGTTGTTCCGTCTACTACAAGTGGATCTGGCTTATCCAAAAAATCATGACAACGAAGTACACTCGCCCTGCAAAGAAGAGCTGCAATACGGAGTGTGTTTCCGACAAGTTTTCCTGCCCAGTCAGAAATATCTGCAAGCTCCCTTACAAGCATTGGTTCGAGGGCATCTGCAAATTCTCCAAGAAGCCTGTCTGCCTCTTCAGACAAAGTAATAATCTCCGGCTCGTCCGTGTACTCATCTTCGAGCATATTGAAAATGATTCTTTCATAGTTTTCCGCCACATCCGAATCCACGGTTTTACTTCTATAATTTCTGTTGCCGACAGATGACTTTGGCATACAGTAAAGAAATCTCGCTGTAAGACCTCTGCCTCTGAAGGTTGTGTTGCTTAATACATCTGATACAACTGAAGGCTGTGCCATAAGAAGAATCGTGAGTGCCGGGTTATTAATGCATTCACTTTCACGGCCGATACGGTCAACACGAATACTATCTCCCGAGTAGGCTTTCAGCATGACATCGATGTTTACATTTTTTGTATAAATGCCTGCAAGGGTATCAAAGATTCCACCCTCTGATGAAATAAGGGATGCGTGACCTTTGTTATCTGATAAAACCGATACAAGCTTTTCTGTAGTGATATCATCCACATATAACTGAAGTGGTTTTATTTCCTGAAAGTCTGCGACTTGCTGTGCCATCTGCTCTAACTCTTCCGGCTCGGCTTTTCCTTTTGCAATTGCATCCTCCAAGGCTTTCTGCTTTTTCTCAAGGATTCTCTTCTGCATTTTGTTAGCTTCAACTGATGCAGAATGCTGTCTGTTATAATTGGTTTCATATTTATTGATAGGTCTGGTCATTGCATTAAGCACGGCAGATTTTCTCTCCGAAGGTGGCAGGATAATTTCTGCGTAAGTGTTCACAGGCTCAACCCAGTCACTCTTTCCTTCCACTTCGAACTTGCCCTGTGTGCAGGTCGATGTTACGGAAAGTGCTGCCGTACCTGCCATATCAATTGGTGTCTGTGTGCTTTCTGCTACCTGCGACACATAATCTGCTATATCCTTTGGCAGAGCATCAATTGGAAACTCATCAATTTCAAAATCTCCAAATGGAATCGGTGGCTGCCAATTTGCAGGTGTCGGATTGTTGTATTCAGTCGGTGGAACATAATCCGGCTCGGCTGCAATCTTCTTATAATACTTGCTGGCACTTCTCCAAATTGATGCAAGCTCCTCATCATCAAGTGGTGGATTACATTTTTCTGCCTGGACATAGAACCTCTTTCTGGTTTCATCTCCGTTGCCGAATCTTTTCATGGCACGAACCGCCCAATTGAACATCGTGGCATTTCTGTTTCCTTCCACAATCTCCTCACCAAGATTTGCAAAGGCATCTTCTTCGCCAAAGAACTGTGATAAGTTCATCTCACCTTCAATAAAGAAAACTTCCGAGTGGTCATTGCCGTAGAAAAATCTCGCAGCATCTAATGCCTTGGTATCAAAATAAGGAAAATAACTCTGAATCCTTTCAAGCAGAATCTTGTACTCTTTTGCCTTCTGGCACTCATTGATAAAGAAGATTACATGGAACTTCGGTCTTGCAGATTTGTTTCCTTTTATCTTTAAGTGGTTACGGCTTGTATAAATAACAAAAGCCACACCAGGGAATGCCTGCTTCACATCTTCCTTATGGATCCAATCCTTGGGGTTATCACTATGTGAGTTGTCACAATCTACAACAAGGGTTGTGGTCTTGACGAAATTTGCCTCGCATCTATAGTTGTTTGTAAACTGAATAAATACATGGTCATTTGCCACGGCTCGTTTTAATTCATCTTCACTTGTTACAACTCTCGCATCTGTATAAAGACAGTTCTTCTCATTCCCACAGCAAGATGCTACCCACATAGGCATTTCAAAATCACTCATTATGTTTCCTCCTTCAAATCATCCGTGAAATAACGAATCTTCATATTGTTCTGTTTTGCTTTTTCAATCTCTGCTGCCATTCCATTTGAGATTTGCTTACCAAACACCCATATCTCTTCACATCTGCCAAGAAGTACCATGTCCATGAACATTGCCAGTTCTCTCTCCGTCTGTTCAGACATAAACTGTGGCAAAAGCAAATGTGGAGCAAGTGGTATCGCGCCCTGATCAACTGCAAATCTTGAATATTCTCTTGCCTTCTTGATGTTTCCTTCGGTATCCCCGGAAAACGGAGAACATATATAAACAAGCGGTCTGTATTCACTTATTCCCATAAGCCGTATCTCCTTTCATTCAGTAGTAAGAGATTTTCTCTTCCGACAGCTATGTATTGGAAAAGGACAAAAGTGCTAATTTCAGACCGAAAAGATAAATTTCTTTATTTTTCAATCGCTCTTTTCCTTATAAAATGTGTTTCCCACATCCAATGTGGGACAGAACCCGGACAAAACAAAAACGACATCGCAGGTTGTTTGCACCTTGCAATGTCGTTTTCAACATTTAAATTATTTAATTGTTATATTTCCATATCCTATGTTGCGGTCAACATCCCGTGTGGATTTCCACATACCTGTGTTGCCCGTAACATACAATGTTATTTTACACATTATATTGTTTTCCCAACACATGATAGTGTTTAGCCTTCATACCATTTTAAGTACTCCTCGCCCAGCTCCGTTAATTTCAGATAATATACAAACTGAAATTCAAAGGAAGGCTCCCTATCATAAAGACCAGGATGTTCATCAAAGGCTTTTCGGTCAGATAAATACTGCTCCTTCCTTAATAAATATCCATTTTCCTCGAATTCTCGTTTTTCTAAACAGATACACATAGCTGAAACATCTGTCAGCAAAAGCTCATACTCCTCAGTCCTTGATGACCAGTAATCTCTTCCTTTGACAATATTTTTTATGATGGCTGGCATTGTGTCTTCCCTTAAATATGATGTTTTATTGGTACCAATACACACAGGTTCTCTTACAGCATTACAATAAGAATACAGTTCTGAAATATCTATTGGCTCTCCCTCCAAATTTGGTAAATCGTCTATTGTTCTTGTGATATCCACCTTGCTTAATGCGCAGTATGTAAACCCAGCTCCCGGATATTTAAGCCCATAATTATAAGCAACTCTTGATAAGTTTGCTTTTTTTGTCGGTGGTGCAATGTAATCTCCGATTTTTGCCTCGATTCCACGAAGAATTCTCATTGTTTTGAAATATCCACCATAATCCTTAAAAACAGAATATTCCATTGGCCACCTTCTTGGTCCGTGACCATAATCATGATTTGAATCGTTGATTCCATTCATATAATAAGAATACCCAAACAACTCCATCTCCTCTGATGATAAAATTGCCCTTCTTGCTGCTGACGCAATGTCTGGCCTTTCCTTGAATAAGAAATAAGGGAAATTATCAACTCCTACATTTTTCTCTTCTGTACAATTATCACCAAAAATAGATAGAACCACCCTATTTCTCATCATCTGGTCTACTCCGTATAGGTCAAGAAGTCCGTGCAAAGACTCCTTTGCTATTTTCCCTGTTCGCTCCCAATTCTGAATTGTATTAACGGCAACTCCCAATTCATCAGCTACAGCTTCCTGTGTCATACCTGCCTCTTCACGAAGTTTCTTCAATATATTATCCATCGTGTCATACCTCCAATATTTGATATCTGTATTCTAACAAGAGATGTTATTTTTAACCACAGAATCTTAACTCCAATAAGACTCAAATCTATTTTAACAATTCCCACATTATTAGCATCGACCCACAATCCCATTGTGGCTGCCCACAAAAACAACATAAGAATGTTTTTGCAACATCCTATGTGAAATTAGCACTTTTCCCTTTTTCCAATACATATCCCCTGACAGCGGATGATGAAAAAATAAATTTCAAAAATTATCTCGAAATTAGCACTTTCATCAAATTCCAATACATAGCTGTCAGAAAGGGCAAGACCCAATCGGAAAGTGAGGTAACCATGAACAACATGAGTGAGATGGATGAAGTCATCAAAGACGAACTCCCGGATGAAGAACTCATCGACACGCTGATAGCCATAAGCGTTGTTTCAAAAAGACTGGCTCACAAGCTACGAATCATTAAGGAAAAAGGAGGAAATGAAAACAATGGAGAAAAATGATTTTTATGAACTTCTCGATGGCATCATCGAATGTTCAGAGAAGGTAGCAAAGCTTGGCAGACTCTTAAGAAATTTCGTGCCACAGTTCATGGAATTGATTCCAGAAAGACCAATCGAGGGTAAGGCTGTAGAGGTTAAGCAGACCAAGGCACTCGAAGACAAAAAAGCGACAAAGAAGGCAGAACCTAACGCAGAGCCAAAGAACGAAACTCCTACTTACACTTTTGAGGAGATTCGTAAGGCATTTGCAGCCAAGAGCCACGCAGGTTTCACGGTTGAGGTTAAGGCTCTCATCGGCAAGTATGGTGCAAACAGACTTTCAGATATTAAGGAAGCCGACTATGCAGCCATCATGAGGGAGCTGGAGGTGATTGGATGAGCGCACACGCATTCCTCTCACCATCAGCAGCGCACAGATGGTTAATGTGTCCACCAAGTGCAAAGTTAAATGCTGCTATGCCTGATCAGTCCAGTCCTTATGCAAAACATGGAACAGATGCACACGAATTATGTGCCTACCTTGTGGAAAAGGCTCTTGGCCGTGATGTTAAGAATCCGACAGGAACCCTTGAATATTACGATGAAGAGATGCAGACCTGTGCAGAAGGCTACGCAGAATTTGTAATGCAGGAACTTGAGATTGCAAGGCAGACCTGCCCGGATACAGAAGTTCTTATCGAACAGAAAGTAGACTTCTCCAAATGGGTAGAAGGTGGCAAGGGTACAGCCGACTGCATTCTTTTATCAGATGGAACAGCAGAAATAATTGATTACAAGAATGGTCTTGGAGTCATGGTCAGTTCTGAATCTGAAGAGTTCGGTGGCAACCCACAGCTTATGTGCTACTCTCTCGGAGTCATTGATATGTTTGATGGCATTTACAATATCGATACCATTCGCATGGCTATCTACCAGCCAAGAAGAGATAATCTTTCCGTTTATGAAATGAGCAAGGCAGACCTTCTTAAGTGGGCAGATGAAGTATTAGCCCCTACTGCTGCACTTGCCATAAAAGGCGAGGGAGAATTTAAGGCAGGCTCACATTGTCAGTTCTGTAAGTGCAAAGCCACCTGCAGAAAGAGAGCCGAGTTCAATCTTGAAATGGCACAGTATGATTTTGCAATG